AATTTTCCTCATCTCTTTTTATTTTTCTATTGACTTTTTTTTTTGCGTTTAGTATTAAACGCTCCTCAACTCTAGCAAGTTTTTCTCTTAGTTGTGTGTTTTCTTGGATTAACACATCAATTCTAGATTCTAAAGATTCTATTTTGTCTTTAAGCTGTAGTATGACCTGAGCTTGTAGAGAATCCTGACGCTGTTCTCTTTTAGCTCCAATGTCTATTTTTTGTTTTATTATGTTCCATATTTCTTTAATTCCTAAAGCTGAAATTAAAGCTATCAATAAACTGTGGTCATCCATATTTATATTATTTACCTTGTCCATTGTATTTTTTTACATACAATTTAGATCCTTTAGTCGTAGACGTTTTAGTCTTAGCGTGGATTCCTTTACGCTTTTTCTTAGGTTTGTATTTCTTTAGTATTGTAGCTTTTCTCATTCTTCTGGCATTGGCTCTGACCAAGCATCGGTTTGCAATAATTCAAGAGCTTCTGTTTGGTTCATAATATCACCAACAGGCACTACAGAAGAATCTGAAATAAAACTTGGTGTAACACTATAAGATAATAAACCTTGAGTGTTTGCTAAGTTTCTTCTCATACTTTGTGCAGAAGATTGATTAACTTGAGAAAAAAGCACTTTGTCTGTATCGCTTAAATCTATTACTATATAACTTCTATTATTCATTTTTATTTATTTTAAAATTTTAACTTGGTGTATCTGTAACTCTATCTTCTACATCCATATTTACACTAAGAGCATTACTACTACTGTAAGGTGCATCTCCAATAACTTCATCTCCACCCATTCCAGAACTTAAACCATTGGCATAACTTCCAACACCATCTACTATAGCATCTTCACCCATATTTGCAGAAGTTCCATTGTTACTACCTTTTTCATCTAATACAGTCCAGTTAGTATTAAAAGAACTATTACTTCCCAACTGCCACCAGCTTACAAGATTTGAATAGGCACTATGGTTGTTTAGGTTAGATGGTACTCCTTCGTTATAAATTTCTGTTACTTGTGCTTGTGTTAAATCTGTATTCCAAATTGAAATATTTGAAAGTTGACCAAGCCAGTAATTACTTGCAAAACTATTACTAATTCTATTTATAGTGTTTCCTGTACCAGTATTATAAGTATCACTATAATTTTCTTGTCCATCTATATAACATTTTAGAGTTGTTGTACTATGGTTGTAAGTAATTACCCAATGATGCCAATTTCCATCATCAAGCCTGTTATTACTTAAAGTAATATATGTTACACCATTATAATATGCTAATTTACCTATATTACCTCCACCAGAAAGTATTTGTCCTCCATAAGCAAAAAAACCACTTCCTGTTGATGTACCAACAGCTTGCGCCCTTAACTTTGGTGTTGTTTGATTCATCCAAACAGAAACAGACCAATTATCTGTTAGTGTTATTGTAGGTAACGATATATAATCACTACTCGCAGAATCAAAATCTAAAGCATAAGGAGAGTAACCACTTGTAAAACTTAAATCACTTTGAACAAGGTTTGCTTGAGACATTCCTGAGCTTGTGCCATCGTTAGAACCAGCGTGGTCTTCAATAGTCCAATTTCCTGTAGAAGAATCATAAGTATCAGAAGCATCTAATTTATACCAACCTTGAAGATTAGAGTTTTGAGGTATATTAGCTAAAGTTCTTATTGGTGAGCCGTTATTATAAAGAGTTTCTACTTCTGGTTCTGATAGATCTGTGTTAAATATTTGAACATTTGAAAGTTTACCTTGAAAATATTGTGTGCCTCCAGGGTATCTACCAAACTCAAGAACACCTAAAGTGTTAATTGGCGTGTAACTTGTAGAAGTTCCTACTTCATTTCCATTTACATAAAACTTAGAATTACTTCCATCCACAATAGTTACAACATTATACCATTGATTTAAAATTAAATTTGTAAAAGATGCTCTTGCTGAATTAGGGTAGAAAAACAATGATGTTCCAGATTGATAAATTACATATCTACCAAGATTAGTTTGTTGTTCAAATAAAACTCTTGTGCCTGTCCCTGTTGGGTAAACCCATAATGAAACTGTAGAAGAAACGCCTGTGTTCATTAAAGCAATACCTCCAGCAGAAGCAATACTTATATAATCTCCAGGTGAAGTACTATCAAAATCAAAAACATAATCTTTCAAAGAACTATTAGGCACTAAATAATTAGCTCCGTTAAAAGCATCTTGGTCTCCTAAAGGATAGTAAGCAACAGGCTTTGGAGATAAACTCATTGGGTTGCCTATACCAGTAGAGCTTGAACCATAAAGAGCAGCAATCTGGTTTACTGTGCCACCTGTTCCATCTGTAAGAGCGTAGTCAAATAAAGATATTCCATCAAGTTTACCGTTAAATATAGTGCCTGAACTTGCATTTCTTCTACCAATATCTACAAATGAATGAGCATTTGTTGTCTGACCACTAAAATCAGGAGAAGAAATAGTAGTGTCTAAACTTCCATTTTTATAACTTTTTAATTCATCGGCTGTACTGTCATAAGTCAATATAACATTTGACCAAACGCCATTAGTTAAATATGCTACAGTTGACCAAGAGCCACCAAGATTTAGAAGAACAGTCCCCGATGAAGCATTGCTATTATAAACTAGATATCTTAATATACCTCCTTGAGTTGCTGTTGTTCCTTGACCTAAAATACCGTCATAATTTGCTGCAAAGCTTGTACTTGGATTAATCCAAAAACTCACACTAAAATCTGTAAGAACAATTGGAGTTACACTTATATAACCACTACCATCAAAGTCCATAGAATAGTTACTCTGCTTGTCTTTATTCTCATTGTTAGGCAAACGCCATTGTCTATTTGTAAACTGTGTACTCATATTTTTAATTCATTAGTCCCCCATACGATTCCAATATACAGGGCCACCTGATACTGTGGTTAAGTCTTTAGTTAAATTAGTTCCTGTTGCGTTATATATCTCTGCTATTTGGTTTACTGTTCCGCCTGTTCCATCTGTTAGAACTGTGTTCCAAACTGCAAGTTCATCAAGTTTGCCATCTAAATAATTACCACTATAATACCTTCCTATACGATTAAAAGAATGTTCGTTTCCTGTAGCTGATGAAAAAACTGGCGTTGTTGTTACTTCTAAACTACCATTGCAATAACCTTTTAATTCATTTGTACTGCTATCGTATGTAATTGAATAATGTTTAAATTCAGTGTTAGAAGCAGAAGTTGTAGTTAATGCAGTCCAAGAACCTGGTCTATTTTTAAATGATAACACACCACCTGTAAAAGCAATAGATGTTAAAATACCTCCATCAATCGTGTCTCTACCAACAACAGTTTCGTAGCTTCCAGCAGAGCCATTTTGCTTATACCAAAAAGATAAACTAAAATCTGTTAACATTGGTATGTTAGAAACTTGCATATAATCTGAACTGGCAGAATCAAAATTCATACTGTAATTATTAGCAATACCAGCAGCAGTTACAGCTAAATCAAATGTTGATGAATTAGGACATCCAGCACCACTTGTTTCATAGAATATTTTATAAGATTGTATAGTAGAATTAGCTAAATCAATTTCTCCTGTAGAAGAGTTAATACTTAAACCACTTGGATAAGCACTAAACACACCACCTGAAGTTGTTGGCGTAGTTGTTAAACTTGCAGTTCCTGTTTGTGGTAAGCTATTTGAACTATAAGCAAAAGTAGCACCATCTAAAGCATTTATTGTAATAGTGTTATTTACTGTATTTGGACAACTACCATTAGTAGTATAAACAACTGTATAAGTTCCAGCAGTAGAATTATTAACATTTATAACACCTGTAGAACTATCAATACTTAAATTGCCTGTAGATTCGCTAAATGTTCCTGTTTCACCTGTGATAGTTGGAGCTGGTGTTGTTAAAGAATAAGTTCCGTGATATATAATAACACCATCATTTGGCATATAGTAAGTAGTTCCGCTCAATGTGTGAGAGTGTGCTGTTCCGTCTGAGCTTTCTGCCTGTGCTGCTGATTCTGTAGTATATAAAGGATAGTAACCCTCTACAGCTAAAGCACCTGTTGGCATTTGACAATAAGCACTTGCTGAATAAGTTACTGTAGCAGTATCTAATGGTAATTCAGAAACTGTTACTTGAGCAGATGTGTTAGAACATCCATTAGAATCTGTAACCGTTACTGTGTAATTACCAGCAGTTGCACTAATAGTCTGAGTTGTTTCTCCACTACTCCAAGAGTAAGAAGCAAAACCAGCTCCAGCATCTAAAGTTGTAGAAGCACCAACACAATAAGTCAAAGTTCCTGAAATACTAACAGTAGGTAAAGGATAAACTGTTACATCTACAGAGTCTGTAGCAGAACAAGCACCATTAAATCCAGTCACTGTGTAAGTAGTGTTTGTTGTAGGATCAACAGTTATACTAGCACCTGTTTGTCCTGTGGACCAAGAATAAGTAGTAGCACCCGAAGCAGTCAACACAGTACTGTTTCCAGTACATATAGCAACATCAGCACCAGCAGAAACAACAGGAATAGTGTCAATACTTATAGAAGTTGTAGCAGTGTCAGAACTTGGAGCAGTATAAGTCACAACATAAGTTCCATGAGTAGAAGCAGATAAGTCTACTTGTCCAGTAGAGGTAGAAATAAATACTAGTCCAGTAGTACTAGAGAAAGTTCCTCCAGTGTCTCCAGTTATATTAGGAATTGGGTCTGTTCCATCTTCGCAAAATCTAGCAGCACTATATTGAATAGCTAACCTATCCCCTCCAGTAGCACCGGATGGCATGTAAAATAAACCTTTTTTTCTATTTGGATTGTAAAATATAGCCATCTTTATTCTATTGGTAAATCACAATTATTATAACTAAAAGGAAGTCTAAATCCTATATTCATCCCCCACCCTGTTAATTCATCTTGAAATCTCTCTGTAAAACTAGTTAAAGTTCCTGATCTAACTAAATTAACTTTTAACCAATCTACATTATTGCTAGTTGCTGTCTTTTGCTCAAAGTAAGAAACACAATCTAAAAGCACTTGACACATGTCAGACTTAACATCATTCTCATTAGACTCGTCTTTGTTTACTAGGTCCATAGCCATGACATTAAAATTCCAAGTGAAAGTCCCATCACCTAAATTAGCTGGTTGGTCAGCTACCCAAAATAGTGGATAGTTAAAGTCTGTTAGCTGGTTATGTTCTACTATTTCCCATAAATCTCCATTGCCAAAGTTCTCTATTTGCTTATGGTTATTAGCAAAAGTTTCAAACTCTTTTAATATTTGATTATAGGTTAATATCATTTTTTACTATTTCTGTATTCGTCTCTCCAACAATCACTTCTACCACTACCACCTAAATAAAAACTAGTTTGGTAAGCTGTTTTTCTTGGGTGCAAATCGTCACTATTTTCCTTATATTTAGGAAATAGATTGTCGTTGTCACATAAGTAATTTATTAACCTAGCTTCTCTTTCTTCTGCTTTGTTCTTCCATTCGTCTCTAAGATACTGTAAGTCTTGGTAGCTAATAGGGTTGCTATTCTCACTGTTCTTAGTTGCCACAGATTTGTTTCTATATTTAAATAGCATTGATGTACTACACTCATACATAGTCCATTGAGCCATAGCTGGAGCTATATAAGTGTCTAGTAAATTAACTTCGTCACTATTTAAAGTTCCAGCAGTTATTTTAGTTTTTAAATCTTCATAGAATGGAGTCCCTAATATTGGATGGATTCTTAACTCCTGGCAGTCTTTAATACTAGGTAATATTAATTTTACATCTACATTCTCATCAATGAGAGTAGTGTTCTTTACATATTGTTCTGATATAAATAAAACTGCCATTATATATCGTGTTTAATTTTAATTTCGTTTCTTACATTTTTTGCTCTACTGCTATATGGTTGTAACACTAAAGCCTCCAAGTCATCTAGTATCATTTGAGCCTCAGCCTCAGCAGCTAACTTTCTTTGTTTTAATATTTGATAACTACTTAACTTCATTTCTTTTTACGTACTATTTGCATTTCCCAGATGTGTCTACAATAAGGAGTTGTTTGTCCTGTGTTTGGATTATTATACCAGCCTCCACGCTTTGTAAATATGTCTATTCCAGACTGACCAAAATCATTAGTTAATAATTCTAACTGTTGTAGAGTATATCTTTTAACTCTAGATAAAGCCATCATTCTTATGCAGAAAGGTCTACTCTGTGTCTGTACTGCTGGAGCGTCAGGTCTTTCAGCATACTTATAAACTATAAATGTTTCATCCTCTGGCTTTTGAATACTTTCTTTAGCGTCTTTAGTAGGTTTAAAATCATTATCTAAAGCACCAGCATTCTGTAGCTCAGATATTAAATCGTTAACCTCAGCTTGTTCTAATTGTAAAGCCTCAGCTATTTCAGTGACAGGCATGTTAGGATTGTCAATAAGAAGGTCTAAGATACTTTTTTCAACTCCTGTTAATACTCTATCAATAGCAAATTTATAGTCCTTTAAAAGTTCTGTTTCAAACTGTCTAGCATCTTCTAAACTTGTAATAGGTTTAACAAAAGATTGAACTGTCTCAATCTCTTCTATATCTATTCCAGTTGCTTCTAGTTGGTTAAATAGTATTTCATCCTCTACGTCTTTAAACTCTTTTTTAAGACTTTCAGTTGTTCTAGAAACACTACCAGTCAAACCAATAAGCTGTCTAATTTCTTCAATAGACATATTATCTAGAACTTTAGTTGCCACCAGTGGACTTAGTATTCCAATAGCTTCAGCTACTTTGTTAGTCTCCACTTCGCTTTGTGGCAATCCTATTTTCTCTCTTAATTCGTTTTGTGTCATAGCACCTAGAACAGCAGTTTCACTAAAGTATCTTTGAACAGGTTCTATTTTCTGTATTCTTAAAGGTTCACCATTAACACCATTATAGTTAAGAATAGAATTTATTAATTCGTTAAATACTTTTTGTTCTGGATCTATTTGTAGATTCTGATATAATTGAGAAGCTACAGCTATTTCGTCTGCATTGTTTCCTAAGCCTGAATTTTCTTTAATGCCAAAAAGCTGAGGACTTGTTATTCCATGAGCTGTAAATATTTCTTCTCTTATTTGGTTGTTTAGATTTATAAACCTTTCGTCTTGTCCATTAACAGGAATAGGTAATATTTGTGGATGGTCGCTATTCTGGTCAGTAAATGACAGCAAAGGTTTACCAGCATTGTCAGCACCAGTAGCATAATCCTTAAATCTTCTCTCTATCTGTTGCATATCCTCATCTGACGGGGAACCATTATTGAACGAGACCACATAGCCAGCAGAAAGATTGTTTTTAATATTACTTAATGTAAAGTTTGCAATCTCAGCATCTGACTCTAAATAAGGTATAGCAGAAACATAGTCAGGCAGTGGATAAGCTCCTAAATCTGGTCTATATTCTTTGTAATATATAACATAATCAACGTCAGGTCTAGCATCTTCATTGTAAGGGAATTGCTGTAGTACCTTAAAGTCATCATTATTTTTTGGGTTTCTTGCGGACCAATCGTCTGTATAATAATACAAGTCATTGTCAACACCTGTTCTAACATCTGCGAAATCTATATGGTTAATTGCTGCTATCTTATTATTTTTAGACATTCTAACCTGTAGACAAAAACCACCATAAACCTTTTTATCTTTAGCTAGTTTACCTATTAAATCGTCTAAGTTTTCATCTTCATTGGGATGTCTTATAAATCCATTAACATAAGCTTTCTCTGTGAATGTTAATTTTTCATCTATGACAAAACCTTGACCAACAATAAACTTAACTTTAGAATTAATAATTTGGTTATGTTTACTAGACTCGTTATAGAGTTTAGTTAAATAATCTGGATATGTGTTTTTGTAAGGTCTATCTGTTCCGTATTCGTACCAGTCTCCCTTCTTAGACTCTTTAAACTCAGGTAATTCATACCCTCCAAAATTTAACGGAATTAGTTTTACGCTCATTGTGCTGGGTTATATACTACATTAGTAGTTGGTGAAACTGAATGCTGAGTAAATGACGGCTGATATGTTGAGTCTATTAATTTCATTTTTCCCTCTTCTACTTTGTTTAGTCCTGTTGGGTCTAGGTTTGTTGTGCTGTTTTGTTCATAAACTTTGTATTTATAAAAGCCTGGTGATCCTAGGTCCAAACTTCCACTAGTTGGGTTATTAGTACCCTCTACAAAGTTAAATTCGTTATATCTACTTTTATTAGTGCTTATGTCTGCTATGATAGTATAATATTTAGTCTTAGTCTGGTCACTCTCAAACTCAAATAAATAGTCTGGGTTTGTCAGTTGACTCAGTTCAAATAAGGTTGCTACAAAATTAGTTGTAGTGTTCTTATTTATCACTATCATTTTTCTTTTTTTTCTTTGTTTCAAAAACCCAATCAATCTCCAATTTCTTTAGAGTTGGGATATTTTCTTCACTTACTAAAACCTTAAAATGCTTTAAGTGAATTGTTTTTCCTACGTATTCTTTTTTTAACATAATTCAAATTTACTAAAAAAAAGGGGACAGTTTAACCCACCCCCCTTTCATACAACAAAGAACAATTAAGCACTAATTGTCAAACCAGCCACTACAGATGACTGCACCCCATAACATGGGAACTGACTCTTGTCAGTAATTTCTATTTGGTATTGGTTAGGGTCTCCATAAGCTTGTCCAGTTTGTCCAACTAAAGACGAACCTTCTGCAAAATTGTCAGCACCCAATGCCCAATATACGTTATTGTTATCGCGAACAATTACGAATAATCTTGCAAGCATAAGCATCTTGATTTGGTTTGACTTAGCAGCACTCATTTTATTTATAGTGAAAGCTACTACATTGTCATAAAAAGAAGTCCCTCCAGCTTGGTCTACAGTTGCTGTAGATGTCAAACTTCCTGACTCTTTCTTTAACTCATATCTATAGAAGTTAGTTGCTCCAGACTGTGTTATAGCTGAAATGTCTCCATTAGCTTCTGTGAAAGCAGTGATATTGTCTCTTTCTGAGATTAATACTTCTACTATTCCGCCTAGGCTATCTGAGCAATCTCTAGCTTGTCCGTTACTTAATACACATGACATAATTAATTGATTTTCAGTTAGTTAGCGTTTCAGCTAACAGTTATTAAAAAAGGGGGTAATTAAACCCCCATTAAATTTAGGCTAATAAAAATTCTACAACTTGGTCAGGAAATGCAACATTTACACCTCTTCTAAAAGCCATAGTCACTTTATAAATTCTGTCATTGTCATCGTACCAACTTCTAACATCGTTAGACTCTTCGTCTGGTAAGTCAACACCAACATAAATATTAGACGCTCTCATTAAGTAACAGTTACCAGTGTTAAGTCCTGAAAGACCAGGAGTAGCACAAACAGTCACATTTGGAAAACCAATTAATGGAAGCTCAGAAGTATAACCACCTTCTACAACATAATGGAAATAGTTTCCATCAGCGATAGCTTTTTGGTACTTTAAGAAAGTGTCCATTCCAACAAACAATTTTAAATCGTCTGCGTCCATAATATCCTCTGGCATTAATTCAGCCATTCCTGTAAGTATTCCAATAACATTACTAGATGTCACACCAGTAGCAATAGTAATTCCAGAAGGATTACCATTTACAGCAGTAGCAGCAGCAATAATTTTATTTAAACCATCATACTTTGATAGGTTAGCAGTTCCAGAAGTTGTGTCACCTTGCCAGTCAGCTACTTCAATAGCTTTCTGTAATTTAGCAACTTTCTCAGCGAAGTATAACTCTTCGAAAGGAATTTCTTCTTTTTCTCCAGTTAAACCTTGCTTTAACATAACTGCTGTATATTTAGCAGCTAGATCAGACATACATAAATCCTCATGGATTGCAACAGCACCAGGTGTAATAGTTCTTTGTGATAAAGTAGTAGAACCGTTAGCAGTTCTAGAACATCCGTCAGCTTGAAATACAACGTCACTAGATAGTATGTTAATTGTAGTAGGACCTTTAACACCATCTTGTAAGTTAGCGTATTCTGAAAGTCTACCACCAGCTACAGACTTAATAATTAAGTCCATTGCATTTTGTTCGGTATATGCGGCCAAAGCCGAAACATCAAAACTCATAATTTTTATTTTATTATATTTTTACTTTTTAAGACACTTATTATGTCTTTTTTACTTTCTTTTTTTAAAGCCTTAAAACTAGATGGTCTTTTAACCACTTCGCTTTGTGTTGGCTCTTCTAACATTTTCTCTGTTAAGTTTAGCAACATAGAAAAAGACTCTTTAAGATTATTTATTTCTTCTTTTAGTTCGTTGTTTTCTTCTGAAATAGTAGCTTCCATTCCGAAAACTTTTTCAGTCACAACAGACTCTATAATCTTTTTAGCTTCTCTTTCTTGAGCTTCACTTAAAGGACTAGACATTTCTTCCTCTTCTACAGATTCTGCTTCTACTTCTGGCTCAGCCTCTTCCTCAGCTTCCTCAACTTCAACAATCACACCACCCTCAGTAGATATAACTCTACCGTCAGATAATTCATGTTTTCCGTCTGGAGCTGGTAAAAGTTCACCATCCATGTCAACAACTACAGCAGCACCTACAACCACTTCAGGCTCAACTTGAGCTACAGTACCGTCAGCCAGTACTACATCTTCAAATTTTTCCTTTACAGTTTCAGTAGTTTCTTCCACGTTGTTTTCAGTAGTTTCAGCAAATTCTTGAGAATCGTTTTCAATGTCAACACCTTCTGTTTTAAAAATGCTTTTAATTTCATTGAATAACTCTTTTAATTCACTCATAATATATATTATTTATACTTTTATATATATAACAAATAATTGATACTTTACCAATTACAAATGTTTTTCTTTATATTTTCTAACTACAGAAATAATTTTACTAATTAAAGTAGTAGGATATTTAGTTGCTTTAGCCTCTCCAAATATTCCCTCTACAGAGAATCCTTTAAAAGTTCCGTCTTTAACCATTTGCCAAACTTCGTCATTCTCTACTCTCATTGATCCCCACCAGCTACCATCTGGTGCATTCTCAAAACCGTCTGGAGCTTTTATACCTCTTTTACTATCTATGATTAAAGACTCAATTACATAGACTCCATTATCTTTATAATCAATGTCGTGCATTAAATTAATATTAGAATTATAATTATTCTTAAAGAATTTATTGACTATCTTTTCTATAGTAGGTTTTCTAAACACTACATAGTATTTTTCGTTTTGGTCGTTTAGTCTAATAATAGGAAGATCAGCCTTCATAAAATAACCGCTAACTATTCTTTTATCTTCGTCTTGAATTTTAAAAGCTGTTTTATATTTGTCTTTGGTTTTCATTTTATTGATTGCCCAATTAACTCCAGAAGTTCCTCCCCATAATAACCAAGCTAAATAGCCACAATCTTTCCAAGGTGTTGCTTTTAAATCAGCATCTACCTCAGCATTTTTTTTATGTCTGTTAAAACTAGCCATTCTACCAATTGTATCCCAAGATAAATTTTCTTTGTTCTTGAGTTGGTTAGCTCTTGAAAGTCCTACCCTAGTAAAATTGCAGTTTATTTCTGACTTATGTTCGTCAATCCATTTCAATGCCTTAGCAGCGTTGTTAGACGCTGAGTCTGGATAGTCGTTAAACGTCTCTTCAAACTCATGCTTTTGAAACGATTGCCAGTTACTGAGTATGGCAGGGCTGTCAACGAGTGCGATATAATCCACTCCAGACTCATCCTCTTCGTCTATTATTAATTCTAGTAATTCTGTTTTATCTTCCATTGTTTTTTATTTAAAATGTTGCTTGTCCCTGAATGACAGAAACTTGATTTTGTGTGTTAGTTATGTCTGTTTCAGTAACAAATACTTGAGTTTGATTTTGAGGGACTAGTGTACTAGTGTTAGCTGGTTGTAGTGTTGGAGGTGTTCCTCCACCGCCTCCGCCTCCACCAAAAGACGGAGTTTGTTGTCCAGCTCCTCCAGGACTACTAGTCTGAAATTGTTGTTTAGATATGTTAACAACATTTGCCAATCCATTAGCAATAGCAATTCCAGCAGCAATAAATGGTTGAGCTGGAAACAAAACTGTAGCTGGGTTTAAAGCAGCACTAGCAAATATAGCGTTAGCACCTTGGTAAGTTGTCATAATAGCCTGGGCTATTTGTAGTTTTTTATTTATCTCAAAAGCACGTCTCTGACTCTTTTCATTGTCTTTAGCAAAAGCAGAAGTCAAGTTAATTAAAGCATCAACCCCATCAATAGCCAAACCTATTTTAGCATCTTCAACAGCTTGCTGTCTTTCTAAATCTTCTTTAGCAAATTTCTTTTTTATTTCATTTATTTCGTGTTCTCTAGCTTCTTCTAAAACTGTAACATCTTCTCCATATTGTTTAGCCTGTTCTATTAAATTAAAATATTTATCTGCTACAGCGTTTTCCTCTTGTTGTTGTTGAGTTAATAAACTTTCAAAATATATATTTTCTAAATCTTCTTTAGCTTGTAAAAAGTTCATGTAGTCCTCAACAGCTTGATTATCTCTAGCTGCTTGGTCTGCTATCTCTTTAGCGTTTTTCTTATCTCTTTTAGCTTTAGCATCTGCATTAACTTTGTCAATTTTATCCTGTTTGACTTTAGCTGCTTTAGCATCCATGTCAATGACTCTTAACTGGAAACCAGCCAACGCATTTTCTTGCTGTAGTAATTGCTCTTCTAATTTCTTTAAATCTTCTTTTCCTTGAGCTTCTGTTTCTGCTGGATCAAAAACTAAAGTACTTGCTTTCTCAATTAATTTATTAGCTTTTTCAGTTAAACCAAAGTCAACATCTATAGGCTCAAAACCAAATATTTTTTTTCCAACTGCACTCTGTGTAATTGAGTTAACTAATTTTTCTATGCCTTCACCTACAAAGTCAATAACCTTAACTAAGGCTAATGGTGCTGCTGAAACTAGTTTTAAAGTAAACTGCAAAATCTTTTGATTTCTTTTACTTCCCTCAACCTTTTCTTTATTAACTACTTTTTGTGCTGTTAATTCTGCTTTTAATGATTCGACAACTTTTTTCTGTCCATCAATTTTCATCATTAAAATTTCACGCTCTGTCTTACCTTGTAGTTTTAAGATGTTCTCTTGGTTGTTTAAAGTCTCTAGGTTTTTCTTGTTTAGTTCTGTTGTTGCTTTAGTACTATCTTGAAGTTCTTTGCTAGCGTCATTAACTCCATTTATAGCATTCTTAATCTTATCAAAGTTTGCTATTAACTCACCAACTAACACAACTAAAGCACCAATTCCAGTAGCTATAATTGCACCTCTTAAAAACTTAAATGATTTAGATGTAGTGTCTACAGACTTACTAAATAAGCCCATAACAGTAGAAGCCACAACAGTAGTTGCATTGTTTAACTTTTGAAACGCTGTAGAGTTTTTTATAATATTGTTAAATAACTTCATAGCAGATTGAGTTCCTTCAATAGCACCTTTAAAAGCCATAGAGATTCCGATAGCCTTTTCTATGTTTCTTACAGTGTCCTCAATAGCACCACCACCACCACCTAGTAGAATAAAAGCAGCAGAAACGTCACCAACAGCACCAGCAACAGAACCAAGTTCACTAGCTACCTGTTCATTATCTAAAGCCTCCATAGATAGCTCAGTGTTTTTAATTTCTTTGTTAACACCAACTAACTCTTGTTTTAATTCTTTAAATGCTTTAGAACCTAAAGGAACTTTTCTCAGTTCTTCGTTTAATCTTTCCGCTTCCTCCTCTAATTGTCCTAGTGAGGTAGTTGCTCCCTTTGCATCTATGTCTACTTCTAAAGCTACTTTTTCTGCCATTTTATATTATGTTAAATTGTTGACCATCCCACATCATTGTCACGCTGTCTCCATTATTTGTTAAAGTGTGAGTACTGTTACCGTCTATAGTTGCATTTATTTGACTAGCGTCTATAACAACTTGATTTGTTGAATGTAATTTTTTAAATGTCCATATTTTACCAACATGAGGCAAGCCGTTAGCTGTTTCATAAGTTGCCTCAAATACAGCGTCTATGCTACCCCCTTGAGTATCTACTAAATAAGTTCTAACATTTTCACTAGGTGTAAAATCTGCTGTCATAGTTTCAAAACTTCCAGTTCCTTGAATCTCATCATTTACATAAACAACATTAGACTGTGTTACAGTTTGATTATTAGAGTTTATCAACTGCACGTTTTTAACTCCAGAGGATACAGTGTTGCCGTCCCCTTTAATATCTATATTTGTAGCTCCTGACTGAATTGTATTATTTGAGCCTCTAACAGTAGCACCTTGAACAGTTCCACTTATATAGTTATTAGTCCCTATAGCATTGACAGACTGGTTTCCTGTACTATTACCATTGGTTGCTGTTCCATTACCATTTCCAAAAGTTGGGACTTTCTCACCATCTAGTTTTAAATTTACTCCTCCATGACTAGCAACTGTAGATCTACTAAAAACAGTAGCTTCTTTTATTTTAAGAAATTCACATTTAGTCAGTGGATTAGATGGGTTGTAGTTCTCTACTTTATTTAGTCTAAAATATTGACCCTCAAAATAATATTGTTTTTTAAAACTTAAATTAGTTATATCGCTTGGAGTTAAATAAAAATAAGCATTAACTATTTTAGAGTTTGGGTCTGTTATTTCTTCTATAAACTTTTTATAAAATTTATTATATAAGTTAGTATTATTAAAAGTTATAACATTATTAAAAGCATTTGCCCAATATATTTCATTAGTTAAATTAAATCCTAAATCTTCACTAGGACTGTAAGGATCGTCATACATTCCAGCATAAGGATAGTTAGTTTTAAAAGTACTACCACTAGAGTCACTGTGTAACCAGTTCTGGTCTGTGTCTTTTAAGCCTCCCCATTGTAGAATCCTTATATTAGCCTCAGTCCTTTGAATACCATCTTTGTCATCATATTTTATAATAGTTGGAATTACTCTATCATACCACAACTGACCAACGCTTGGAGTAGGTGAAAAGATAAGTTCTGTCTTATGTTGTGTTTTTAAAAAGTCGTTGTTAATACTAAAGTCAGCCTGTCCGTAAACCTCATCCCAAGTATTATAATATAAATCATTGTAGTAGTCATTATCTTTTTTGTAAGTATATAAATACTCTTTAAAATTTAAAGCACCCATTGGCTTAGACTCTACAGCTTGACTCTTGTCTAATTTAGTACTCCAATCAGTAACTTCATTGTTATAAAAATCGTCTCTAGGTTCTATTAATAAATTCTTTTCATCTGCTGGGTCTGGCTGAATATATAAGTTAAACATCTTAATAATTGACTTAACAAAATCTTTTTGCTTGACCTTTGCTGGAATAACAGAATTCATGTCAATATTATCATCCTCAGCATATCCATTATTTACTACCTCATTATTAAAATAGCTATCTGTTATTTTTAATTTAAAAGAGTTTGTTGCTGCGTCATAAGTATTATTAGCCGAATCTCTCCAAAATACATTGCTTTGAAAAAATTGTATATATTGAGCATAAGCATCGGTTGACCTACAAGAAAAAAGCAATTCTAATTTTATTATTTCTCCATTATTTAATCTAACATTGTTAGCACTTATAAAGTATTTAT